ACGACGATTGATTTTTGCTGTAAATCAAAAGCCGTGTCCTCATACACATCGCCCATAAAACGATATGAAACACTGCGATCACCGTCTTCCGGAAGACCGACGACACCGCGAGGAACTTTATTCTTTTCTAGTGCCTTCTTAATTTCTTCATCGAGTTTCATATCAAAACGACGAAGAGCCTTTTGATATTTTTCGACTGATTCTTCGGTTTGTTCTTCAGGTGGCTTTGGTTCTTTGAGTCCGCTGGCCGCTATAAACGATTCACGGAAAATCATCTCTTGGTGATAAATCATCATCTCCAAAAGACGACAGAAACCATAGGTCAAGAAGCTCTTATTCTTCCTAAGAGCCGTGGCTTGAGCCCGACCCATAAGACCTTTGATTTCAGTCGCAGTAGCACCTGCAGAAATCGAAATCTCATCGACACCACCTAAAGCGGTACGAATCTCTTCTCGAAGCAGAAGTGCATAGCGGTTCATGTCACCGCTAATCGGGTCGGGCGTCATATAGCCCACACGATCAGACGGTTCGACGTTGGCGATAATGCGTGGCACCCTCAAGCCGCCACCCATGGCTGAGCCAAAAGGCTCACTCACACGAGTAGAGGGTGTATCCCTTCCGGCAAATCCACTTTGTGAGCTGATTGTCGGTCGGAAAGTGCTTCCCGCGTCGCCAGCCTCGACCAGATCAGATCGAGGACGACTGGAGATCAGCGTAGGATTGCCAAAAAACTCGATGTTCTTAGCAATATTGGTGATCATGTCGTTATGAAGCACAATTTGCTCCATAAACGGATCAAAATCTCCTTCGCCGTCTGTGCCGCTAGCGTTTGGCTTGTTTAAACACTCAACGGCAGGTACAAAACCTAAGGAATTAGGACGACTCTTTGTTCCTGAGATACCTGCTCCAGGTTCTATTTCGAAACTGAGTTCTGAATCTGACTCAGTCTCCTGAATTGTGTCTGCTGTGATCGACAAACGGACATAGCGCTTATTTTGTCCGTAAACATCACTAGGTAAACCCAGTGTCGCGTTCTTAACTTTGTAATCGTAAATGATTACGACTTCTTCAATCTGACCGTTTACATCGTGATACACACGGTATTGGTTTTTATTAAAGAAATAGATCTGATATTTTAATTTTTGATCAGGACGGAAGTAAAAAAGCCCGCAACCGTCAATCAAAAAGTTGCGAATAATCGCTGGAAAACGAATATCGAGCCTATTAAGCTCGATCACATCATGAAGAAACCGAGTTCGGCTTTTGTACGTGTCTTGATCGCAATAAAAAGAAAGACCCTTCTTGATCATCAAGAGAGTCATCTGCTGAAGGTGGCTTAGGACCACCATCGTCGCAGCTTGATTTTGCCGCCCTTGAGTTCGAGCAGCCTCTAAGATCTCCTCGAACTTGTTACGGACTTCAGTAGAGGCTGCCATTTAATTGATTACTTCTTTTCCTTGAAAGAACGGGCTTTTTCTTTAGCACGTTTCTGTTTTTCCATCTTAACCTCGTCCCCGCTG